CGACGAAACAGAAAAACCATGAAAACCTGCATGAAAACAATTCTTAAATTCCTGGCACTCCTAGCAGTCTTAACGCTACTTACCGCCGGGATCTGGCTCGTTTTCGCCATATTCCTTTCATGGATATTAACCCCGCTTATCTACCTGATCGCACTTTTTATCTTGGCNCACTCTAGAAGCTGACCTGAACCTTTTGATGAACAAACACTTCACCAAAGGCAGACAAGGCCGATCCATCAACAAAATAATCCTGCACCACAACGATGGAAACCTTTCCATACAAGGATGCTGGAACGTATGGCAAACCCGACCCGCCTCCGCGCACTACCAAGTAGAAACCAGTGGCCGTATCGGCCAACTCGTCTGGGATCGGGACACTGCCTGGCACGCGGGAAATTGGGTAGCCAACACCACCTCGATTGGAATCGAACACGCAGACGCATCCACCCACCCCTACCGTATCTCCGATGCCTGCCTAGAAAACGGGGCACACCTTCTCGCCGCCCTGTGTCACTATTACAAGCTCGGCCGACCCGTCTGGGGTAAAAACGTATTCGGACACCGCGACTTTTCCGCAACCGAATGCCCCGCATCCATAACCGGATCCCAACACGCAACCTACATGGCTAGAGCCGGCTACTGGTACGACCAAATCAGCGGAAACAAACCCCAGGCATCATCTGCCGGTAAACCAGATATTGAAGCACTAGCCAACGCAGTTATCCGCGGCGAATACGGTAACGGAGACCAGCGACGCGCACGCCTAGGTAGCCTCTACGATGCCGTGCAACGCAGAGTTAACGAAAAACTCGCGGCAGGATCTGCGCCGGCCGCACCAAATATTGATGCCTTGGCAGACGCCGTGATTCGAGGAGACTACGGCAACGGCGCTACCCGCCGGGCACGCCTGGGAAATCTTTACAACCAGGTACAAGCCCGAGTGAACCAAAAGCTTGGCTGCTAACGATTCCCCCACCTATTCATCCTCAGCTAAATAGCTCCGCTACCGCCTCACATTTGAGGTGATAGCGGGGCTTTTTATCATTTTTAGGGTGATTTCGGATTTAACAAACACCTGATGGTCGGCAGTTGGTTGAAAGGATGGTGAGTTTCTTTGAACCAACTAGACCAACAACGCATCGCTAATCTTCGAGCCTGCGGGTGGGGTTATAAGAAGATTTCGGAGTATTGCGGGCTATCACGCGACCAGGTGCGCACCTATTGCGTCAAACACGGCCTCGAAGCTGCAGCACCACCAATCATGGAGCGGGTTTGCTCATGGTGCGGGCGCGCATTAACAAGTATTGATTCGCGTGCCAGGTTTTGTAGCGGCGCGTGCAGGCACGAATCCTGGCGATCAGGTCTGCACCGAACAAAAACCTGTCAAGGATGCGGGCAAACCTTCAACGCATTCGATAAACCTGGCCAACAATATTGCACGCACGCTTGTTATATCCGGGCTCGTTTCGGTACAAAAGGTGGACGCAAATGAGCTCAACCTCACTCTTGGTCGATCAGCTATCAGACAACGCGATATTTGCTCGCGAACTCGGCTTTATTCGCGAGATCGAGATACTGGCAGCCCTTGAAGCTAGCGGAATGATTACTACCAGAGAACACGCCGACCTATACGCGGATCTATCTGCTGTTTACTGCCCGGTTTATCAGCCACGCACCCTTGGGGTTCTAACTGGATAAATCAGGCTTTTAGAGCGTGTATAGACATGAGCTAATCAGGTGAGACGAGGAGGAATAGTGGCGAAAATCAAGCAGATAACACGGCTACCTGTTTCCAGACCAAAACTAGTGAAAGTCGCGGCATACGCGCGGGTTTCTACCAGTACCTGCCGCCAACTCTCCTCAATATCGGCGCAAGTTTCTTATTACTCGCGCCTGATCCAGTCCACACCCGGATGGGACTATGCAGGCGTGTTTATCGACGAGGGAACCACAGGAACGAAAATGCGTGGTCGTCAAGGACTAGCTGATCTCATGGCGCTTGCCCATGATGGCGGTGTAGATATTGTGTTGTGTAAATCGATTTCCAGGCTTGCCCGTAACACTGTTGACCTGTTGCAGATAGTGCGAAAACTCAAAAACCTCAATGTTTCTATTCGTTTCGAACGCGAAAACATCGATACCTCCACCAATGATGGTGAGCTGCTCTTGACGCTGCTGGCCTCGTTTGCTCAAGAAGAATCAGCCTCACTATCAGCGAACGTGAAATGGGCTATCCGTAATCGCTATAAGGATGGTGGCACTAATTCGTTCTTTATCTATGGATATGTTTGGACACAAGGTAAGTTCGTTATCAATCATGATGAAGCCCAGATCGTGCAGCGATTATTTTCCAATTATTTAGAAGGGATTAGTCCTGAAAAGACGGCTAATCAGCTAAACAGTGAGGGTTTGCGCTCTCGTGGCGGTGGTTTGTTTCACGGGTCAGTGCTTCGTCGGATGCTTGAAAATGAGCGTTATAAGGGATGCCAGTTATTACAGAAGACCTTCAACAAGACCATCAGATCCACCTCCCGCACTCCCAACGATGGGGTTCTGACAAAATATTGGGTTGAACAGGCACTGCCAGTAATCATCGAGCCAGCCCTTTTCGACAAGGTACAACAAGAAATTGCTCGCCGCCGCCAGATCGGACCTGCCGCGACACCATCGCTTAACACCGGAGTGTTTACAGGCCGTATTCGCTGCGGGACATGCGGGCGTAACTATCAACGGAAAACCCGCCGATATGCTTCAGGAAACTATTACCACTATTGGCGCTGCTGGAGCGCCTGTAAGGGGCAGGGAAACCCTTGCGGTGGGCATAATCTACGCGAAACCATGCTCCAGTCCATATGTGCCACGACCCTCAACCTAGAAGAATTTGACGAGCACGCTGTTGAAAACCACATCGTCATTATCGAAGCATTCCCTGACCACCTTATGATTCATCTTCGTGACGCTAGGAGCATAAAGATTGCTCTAGATAAGCAAGGAAGACTTACATGAATACCCTAGCGCGCAGCGTTACCGCTATACCCGCTACCAAAAAACCAGGCCACAACGTTACTGCCTGTAACCCATTGTTCAAACGGAAAGTCGCAGCTTACGCTCGAGTCTCTACAGACCTGGAAGAACAAGCCACCAGCTACCAGACCCAAATCAACTATTACACCACCCATATTCAATCCCGCTCCGATTGGGAATTTGCTGGCATCTACACTGATGAAGGCATTTCCGCCACCTCCACCAAACACCGCCAAGGCTTCCAAAACATGATCACTGACGCCTTGAACGGCAAGATCGACCTCATCCTCACCAAGTCCGTATCACGGTTTGCTCGTAACACCGTCGATTCCCTCACCACCGTCCGCCAGCTAAAAGACGCCGGGGTGGAGGTATATTTCGAGAAAGAAAACATCTGGACTCTTGACTCTAAAGGCGAACTACTCATCACCATCATGTCCAGCCTCGCCCAAGAAGAATCCCGCTCCATCAGCGAGAACGTCACCTGGGGACACCGCAAACGCTTTCAAAACGGAAGAGTCATGGTGCCATACTCCTCACTGCTCGGATACAAGAAAGGCGCGGACGGCAACCTAGTCATCGACGAAACCCAGGCACCAACCGTGCGCCTTATATACCGGTTATTCTTGTCTGGCTTGTCCATCACCGAAATCCGCAAAGAACTACAGCACCGTGGCATTTTGACTCCTCGCGGTAAAACCAAATGGTCTACCTCAACCGTGCGCTCCATCCTATCGAACGAAAAATACAAAGGAGATGCGCTACTACAAAAGACGTTCACCGCTGACTTTTTAACCAAACGCATCGAAGAAAACCAAGGACAACTCCCCCAGTACTACGTGACCAGCAACCACGAACCCATCATCGACCCGAAAGTCTGGGACCAGGTTCAATACGAACTCGCCACCCGCCACGCGACCAACACCGCCAAAATCGGACTGTTCGCCAGCCGGCTAAAATGCGCAGATTGCGGATCCTGGTACGGACGCAAAACCTGGGCATCCAACAGTAAATACAAACACACTATCTGGCGATGCAACCACAAATACGACCATCCCCGTCCCTGCCAGACCGCTACCTTGCGTGATCAGCAAATCCAGACCGCGTTCCTTTCCGCACTGGACCACCTCGTTGAAAACTATCGCGGGAAAGATCATCTACCGCAAGCCATCACCGAAATGTTCAATACTGACCGCCTAGAGGCAGAATCCAGCCACCTAGATGGCAAGATCCGCGCTCTTGCCAACCAGATCGAGGAGCTGATCGCTGAGAATCAACGACGAGCACAAGACCAAGAACAATACCTCGCCAAATACACCCAACTGGACGCGAAATACCAGAAAACACTCGCAGAAAAACAAGCTATTGACGCTCAAATAACAGCTAAAAACGCCAAAGCCACCGCAATCAAAACCGCCTACTCCCAACTAGCTGACAAGCCCATCGAACACTTCCAGTCCTGTCAATGGAACGCCCTAATCGACCACGCCATCATCGGCGCAAACCAGATCCGGTTCATTTTCAGAACCGGGAAAGAAATCACGGTCAATCTCTAATCCCACACCCTAAACACGGCTAGAGCACCAGACTCGAACCGACACCGCTAGAACAGCGTTATTTGCGACTAAGAGAGGCGTATTTTTCATCTCCGTTAGCGAGTTAAACCCCAAAACCCTGTTCGAACAGGGAAAACATCATACTAGGTAACGCAAAATCCAAACCCGCTAACGCAGGCGATTTTTCACACCCCCCTAAGCGATACTCGCTAACGCAAAAGGGTACTTATCAAATCCGACGTCTAAGTGGAGCGGGTGACGGGAATCGAACCCACTCCATTTCGGTGATAAAGGTTTTTACCGCTTTTTCCCTGATTTTTTACAACCCTGGTACGACTCCGGCTTGTTCACGCCCGGCTGCCGCGATGGCTTTTTTGAGCAAATGACAGTATTTTTGCCGACGACGTCGCTCATGGCCCTTTTCACACAAAGTTGTGACCAGTGAGGCGCAAGTGGCTAACCAAAAACCTTACAAACACTAACAAAACCAGCAACAGCTTGCATTGCTAGCTAGTCGACCCATAGCTCCCACAAAGCCTTCTCTAGTGTGAGCGCAATCATATAGGATTGTCATTAAGACACCATCCAATGAGGGGAGCTAGCGTTGAATGACGATGACAACACCAGCAAGTCTATGGATGAGTTGCCGCTCTTAGTTAAGAAACCGCCGGCTCCTCTCGGCTTATCTCTGCAACGAGCCATAGCTGTTTTGAAGGACACTGGCCGCTACTCACTGTTGGCAATCATTGTGATGACGCTGGTGCGCGGCGTACTTCCAGCAGTGCAGGTGGCAGCTATCGGCTCCCTGGTTGCCAACATTGCCGATCTTAGTAGCGGGCTGAACCAGGCTGCTTTGTGGGCGCTAACCCAGCTAAGTTTGGCTTTTATTGGCGCTTATGTTTTAGAAAACTTAATTAAATATGTGGGAGACCGCCTGACCTTAAAGCTTTCCTACGACACCGATATTACGGTGGTGCGTAAGCTAAGCTCACTTGAGGTGCAAGATTTTGAATGTGCTCACACCTATGATTCTATCCAGCGGGTAGATTCAACCACCGGCCAGCACATATTTGAGTTATTTGATTCTGCTCGCTCTGGCATTCAGGGAGCTATTTCGATTGTCAGCATTATTGCCGTTATTGCCACCTGGAACCTGTGGA